TTCCATTCTAGCTCTTACATTACTTGCTACTGCCATTCTTAAGATAGATCGAATGGGAATTATGAGCTCATGTAAAAAGGGCAATGAGCTATCATTATCCCAATGTTTTTGATCTAATACTCTGAAAGATTGAGGAATTTGAAAATTTGCAAGTTTAAACTTAGTCTTATTAACTAAAGCATTAACTTTTTCTGCTCCAATTAATAACCCTATTCTGTACAACACTTCAAGTAGTGGATGTTCCTCTTTCAATTTAAGATGCATAACCATCGTAGGAGTGTAAGTTTGTAATCTCAATCTGTTATCAACTTTTCTTTTTCCACCTTCGTTAATTAAGCCAGTATTATGTTTATCTGTTATACTCTGCTGAAGATCAATCATCATCTGATTATTAGTAAAAATTTCAGCATAACTACTGATTAATTGGTCCATTACTGTAGAAAGAGATGCATGACTGAATACTGCAAATCCAATTCTTTGAGGAATTATGACTTTTAACAACATATTATTATTCCTTTATTTTATTAATTTAAGAGGTTTTGAAAATAAACTGGTTATTTTCATCGACTATCACATTTTCATATTCATCTTCTGTAAAACTATTTGAAATTCTTTCATTTTTAACACTGTCTTCATCTAAGCTAGATAAATCTAAGTTGAATTTTTTTATTATACTAGATGTTTTATCAATTTGATCATAAGATACTCTAGAATCTATGAATCCTAATAGATTACTGTTCACTACAACTTTTTTGTCAAGTGATTTTCTCATGTCAAGATCAAGAACAGACATACATTTCTGAGCCACAAATGAAGATAAATTTGTCTCCATGTAATTATTAAGAGTAGCAACACATATAACTCCTAGATAAGAAAACAAATTATTTAATGCCAAAATACTCATCCTTGCTGTATTTGGAAGTCCAGTAGTTAACAGTCTTCCTTCAGATAAATCTATGATATCTGAAATAGAATCTATGATTACTACTTGAGTAGAGTTACTTGATAGCTTGTTTTCTGTAACATCCGTTAAGATCAGATATAGTAAATTTATAAATGATGTTCCGGATGCTACTTCACCAAGTCGATAATATCTTCCTTCGAAATCCACATTACTATTCAAACATTTCATAAAATTATAACATACATTTGCAGTTTTGCCTGAACCTGGTCCTCCAGTTACTAAATTTAAACCTTCACACATGTAATGTCGATATTCTGCTATTTTACATAAACTTACAGTTTGTCTAGGTTTATAGTTATCAAACATAATTGTGATGTAACTACCGGAAGGACCATAGAAAATCTCTTTAGATTTATCCAAAATTACTTCCTTACCTTTCACAAAAATATAATGATTCGATCTGTGAAATCTAATCATTATATTTGCTAATCCATTCATTATAACTCCTTTTTTGTTAAATCGTTAAGAATGTCCAAAGCTCTCTTCAAATCATTATCAAAAATAGCTTTTGAAAATTCAGTTGGATATACAATAAATAATCTGTCTCTTAATTTAGGATCAAGAACAACATCCCCAGGAATTGAGTAATATTTATCAAAATCCATAGCTACTAAATTTGAGAATACATTATTATATACTGGTAACTCAGGTAATCTTGATGCTGCAGAATTCCATAAATTATTCAAACTAATCTTAAAATTAGACTCAAATATTTTGTTCCACAAACTGAGTACTTGATCAAAATAAGGGTTTTTTGAGTGGAATTTAAGTCTAATATTATATCCTACAGGACTAAAAATTCTAGGTTTAGAATCAACACTCCTTTCAGGTCCTTCTAAATGACCTACTAAAGTAATTAATCGAGGAAAGAATCTAACTCCTGAATTAGAATCTACCGCTGTCATACCAGAATAAACGCCTGGTATTTGCTCTTCTACTTCTACATCATATCTGAGGCACATTTCTGAAAATCTTTTATAATAATCTTTAGTATCAGAGCACAATATTATAGTATCATCAGAATTTATCATAGCCTTGTAATTCAGCTTCCACTTTAAAAAGTCACAGATTTCAGACTTCTTAGTAATACTAAGGGTCTTTAAATGTAAAAATATATTAAATACTGTGCCAATTATCTTAACCAAAGGTCCACCAGAAGGATTTCCTAGTTTGTTTGGAACTAAGAAAAACTTCTCATTGCCATCAAAATCACTTAAAAAATAATTTTGGTCAGATAAATATAAATTTGACCAATTCTTAAGTAATTCAGGTGATAAATTTTTGAAATATTCAGCAATAATTTTTGCTACTTCTAATGGAATACTCAAATCGTAGTTTTTAAAGTCTAAGAATAGTAAGTTCTTTAATGAAGTATTTTTATATCTCAATTCCATGTAAGAATGATCTCCATTAAATAATGTCTCTGGAAATCTTTTAATAGCAGAATGATAAGCAGGGTTAATTATAAAATTTCCTTTTGTAGTTAGTGCTGAAGGAGCTCCACTATACATTCTTGCTTTCATAGTACTTGGCTGATAATTCTTCTTGAAACCATCAGAATAAGTAAATTCACCATTATTTGCCATATCAGAATAAAAAAAATTTTTATTAACTTGTTTAACATTTCCTGAAATATCAAACGCATTTCTAACCTTCTTTTCAGGTTGAAATCTTAAGCCTATAAACCAAAAATAACCTCCGAGTTTATCAATAAAATCATCTCTCTTAAAAGAATTCATTAATGAAAACATCTTATCAGAAGCATCATAACTTCCTGGATAAGTGGGATCTATTCCATTATTTGATTTTCTATTCTGTGATTGAGGTTTTAACTCAAAATATTTAGGATCAAACAATATATCCATAATTGAATTCAACAATCTCTTCTCTTCATTATTAATAATTTTCTTATATTTTCTTAATAATGGATCTCCATTAATAGGAGAAATTTGATGATTTGGTTTACCCATTGAACCAGCCACACAATCTAAAGAGTCAAAATTCGAATCACCAATATATTCAGGAGGAATTTTTAACTCATTCAGATTCTCTTTTAACTCATTTCTGTATTTGATCATTTTTTTACTAGCCACTAAATAATCAGAATCATTTTTATCAAAATAAGGATGAGCTCTAAATCTGCGATTATTTTTAAACCATCTACTTGACACGAATGATCTAAATGTTTTTTTTTTCATTAAATTAGAAATACCTGAGGTTTGTAAAATTGATTTATAATCATTTGAAATAATATTAAAAGTTTGAGATTTCTTCTTTAGTTCCATATCTTTTAGAATCATCATTATTATCCACTTCATTTGAATTGTCGAAATTTATAAATTTAATATAACCACTAGAACTAGTATAATTATTCAAGTAAACTATTGTTTGATGTAAAGATAACTTAGCGATATCAAGATTTCCTAAAGCATGAAATCTTCCTACTTTCGCAATATTTGAAACTGCTACATCTAAATCTTCTACTAGTTCTAGATCTATAGGACAACAGAAATAGATTAAATCTTTTCGCAATGTCATAAAAAAGGACATAAGTGATAAAGGAGGTACTCCTATAATTATAGAACCATTCAAAATTACACCTTGTAAGATACTATTAATTATTTTCCATTCATTCTGATCACTAATAGTAATATCTTTATAACTTTTGAATTTTTGGTGAAATTTTTTATCCTTAGTGGTAGAAGGATTAACATTATCATCATTCTCACTATCCACAAATGATTCATTACTAGCTGGATTATTTAAGTCATAATCCTCATTATCTTCAGAATTAGAGAATCTGTTAGACATAATGGTTGTTGTTAAATCATTCTCTGAATCGCTATCTTCATTAATTATTACTTTATAAGTAGATTCATCTTCAGCTACCATAATTCGGTCATTTAAAGAGATTACTGTTTTAGTTTGATTGAATTTTTGTAAAATAAAATCTGCAATAATTTTATCAGAACATAAAATCAATCTTCCATGAGAAATAACAGAACCAGTTCTTGTAATTCCTTTTCTCAACGAGAACATTATATTACTCCTTTATTGTTATTTTCTTTCATTTTCGCCAAATTATAAGCTCTTAAATATAAAATATTCTCTACTAGATTTATAATCGTTAAAAGAAAGA